CGCTCACAAGAATAAGAACGAATTCGTCCTTCCATCCTTTGTCGTTTGATTGTCTAACAGCCGCTTGGTACTCCACTTCTCCATTCGCCATTTTCTGTGCATGCAATAAAGCAGCATCCGACATAAGTATTTTTGCTTTTTGTTTATTAGCAAAAATAGCTGAACCGGTTTTCAATACCGTAGGTAGAAGTGAGAGTAATGGTCCCATTTAGAATATGATTGATATGATAATGATTACAGCTACTACAGCTAGTATTATTTTGAGTTTTATAGACATAGAGTTCCACTTGTCCATAATTTTTGTTTTGATTCCGTCGATCATGATGACCTCCTTTTTTTTCGTTTTACACCTGCTTCGCTAAGTGCGATAGCTATGGCTTGCTTTCTGTTTACCACTTTTTTACTTGATTTACCAGATTTAAGTTTACCACCCTTAAACTCGCGCATTACTTTACTAATTTTATTTTTAGTTTTCACTTAGATTGTAAAAGTGCTTCCAGGATTGTACATTTTCATTAATTCTCTTGCTTCGTCATCACCATAACCAGCTAGTTTCATAAAAGAAGGTATCGCTGGTTGAGGTATTCTTGGATCATTTTCAAGCTCTGGTATTCCTACATTTGGTGGAACGCTTGGTGGAACTACAGGAATCGGCGGTGGAGTTTGATAACCTCTTCCACCATCTCTTTGCTGAGCTTGTCTTTGTCTTTCAAGATCCGCATCAGGTCGCATAGCCAGCATATTTTTTAAGCCAGCCATTATGCCTCCTGTTTCTTCAGGTGCTGCAGCAACAGCTGTTCCATCTGGGTTTAATATCCCCATTGCCATTTTTCTAGCAAGATTCATAGGTGTTGGAATAGAGCCAGCAATAGCTTTTAAGTTGTCAATATCATTTTTAAATTCTGGTCTGGTTGTTTGGAATCTTGCAGAATCCAAAAGTCCCATGCCAGTAGTTTCGTTTCTGTCCTGTGCTCTATTAAAAGCAGCTTGAACACCTAAACCCATGTTCTTAGGATTAATACCACCATAGCCAGCTATAGCAGAAGTATCTGATCTTGCTGATGGTGAATAACCATCGAATCTTGATTTTTGTGCATCGACCGCCGCTTGATTAGCTTTATATGCTTCGTTTCTAGATTTAAATTTACCTGCTGCTGCTTCAGCCAATGATTTTCTACCTAATGCTGCTGCTACATCTTGCGGTGAAAATTTACTAGGGTTTCTTATTTTATTTTTATCTTCTGCTGAAATACTTGTTGCTTTAGGAGCGTTCGCTCTTCTCATTGCACCAGCTAATTTACCTGAATATCTAGTACCGCTTGTGTTTTTACGTTGAGCTTTTGTGCCTGCAGATGCTTGTGATTTTAATCTACCTGCTTCTCTGTTTGAAGCTGCTGCTTCATTAGCTTTTGATTTTGCTCTGCTTGCTGCTTGTGATTTAGTAGCGCTTCTTTGAGCGCTTCTAGATGCTGAACGTGCTGAACGTGATCTAGCTGCTGAACGTGATTGAGCTCCTTTTGCAGAAGCACCTCTTGCTGAAGATCTACCTCTACCTTTACTTTTGCCTTTACTTTTGCCTCGACTTGATCCAGAACCTCTGCCCGGACCTCTACTGCCTCTGCTACTACGTCCTCTGCCTCTACTGCCGCCACCACGTCTGCCACCGCCACGGCCTCTGCCTCCGCCACCGCGTCCGCGTCCGCCACGACCTCCTCGGCCGCCACGTCTAAATTCTTCGCGCTCTTCTGAGTCTGAAGTGGTGTCGTATGATATAGCTTTTTCTACAGCCATCTTAATTACCCGATTTAATAGTTGCCTGCATCTGCTTTATTCCGTCTTTAGCTAAAGATACAGATGCTCTAAGTTTAGCATGTTCGTCATCTTGTTCAAGCTTTTCTTCTGCTATTTCTCTACTTTGAATTAATTTTAATTTATCCATATTTGACTTAATTTCGCCTTCTTCTTTTTTACGAGACTCTTCCATAGCTTTTAAATCAACTTCTCTTGTTTTCAATTTAATTAATGGGTCGTCAGTCATCTCATTTAGTACTTTACCCTCTTCTTCAAGGTAGTTATTCATGTGTTCTGCTATCAATCTAGCTTTTCTAGCCTCTATAGACTCACTTAGTTGCTGAATTCTTTGTTGCATGGCCATAACTTGTGGATTTTGCTGCATAGCTTGTGGATTTTGTTGCATTTGTTGCATAACTGGCGCCATTTGTTGTTGTAACTGCTGTAACTCGGCCATTTCATCTTTAAATTCAAGTTGAACTTGCTCTGCAGCCATTAAATTTATGTGTTCTAGTATATTTTTTTGCAAAGCAGCCATTACAACAGGGTTGTTTCTAACAGTTTTTGTTGCCATAAACGTTAAATGTGCATCCATGTGCGCTGCATGGTCTTGTCCAGGAAAAGCTTGTATAGTTCCGCCGCCTAAAACAGTAATATTCTCCATGGCAGGGTCCATTGGTTGTGGTTGTGCTGGTCTTTGTAAAATTGTGTCAATATTTTTTACACCAAGTGCTTCATAGGTATCACGATACACCTCATACATGTTATGCATTTGTGGATTTGACATTGCCATTTGCATAGTTGTTTGTGCTAAACTAATTCTTTGTGTTTGTGAAAAGATATTTGGATCTGCAACCGGTATAATATCTACTTCAGGACTAAAGTCTGTTTGTTTAATTTGTTTTTGTCCACCAATTACATTGTATGGATAAACCGGTGGTAGATATGTTGCAAAACAATCAGCCAATAACATAAACTCACATTTCATTGCTTGATATAAACGTTTGTGAATTGCACTCATGACTCTAGAGCCACGCTCTAGTAGAGCAACAGTTGTACCAACCGCTGCTGATTGATTACCATCACCAACTTGCATATCAGCAATACTTGCAAAACGTTGACCTGCAGAAACAACAGTTGTTAATAAAGTTAATAGTGTTTGATCTGGACCTTTAAATGGTAAAACTTTAAACGCATCATTTAAGTTTCCACCTGGTGCATCAACATCTCTAAACTCACCTGGTTGTAAAGGTTGTGCTTCATCACGAACTCTAATACCACGCTGTTTAAATCCTGCTGGTAAATTAGCTAGTGTTCCTGCATCTAATAATTGTCTTAGTGCACTTGTTGCCGTTCTTGATAAACCACCAATCATGTGGATTAAACCAAAACCATAGAAACCTAGTCCTGGTAAAAATTTAAAATGTACAAAATAATCTTTACGTTTTTTAATTGGATCTTGCATATCAAAGTTACGTTTGATTGCTAAAACTTCTCCGCTACCTTCTTCTATTGTTACAATGTAGGGTAATTTAATTCCTGTTGGATCACCTTCTTGGTCTACGTCTTCAAAACCTTCTATATCTAAATCAACATGACATTCCAGTAGTGTAAATATTTCATCTCTATTAGTAACCGACACACCTTCTAAATCATTTTTTTTATCTTGTATTTCGCTTTCAGTGTATGCTGGTTTACCTAAATCAATGTCTCTATAAAATTCTGATACTTGTAATTTTCTTAAATCATTTGATGACATTTTTAAAACGTGAATAATTGCATCAGCGTCTTCTAATGAAGTTGCATTGTAAGGCACAACTAAATCTTCTGCCGGCACAAACTTAGAAACACAACGACCTACTGTTTCATCGTAATAAACTTTTTTAAATGTTGATCCTGCTAATGGTAAATTAAATAACATCTGATCAAACTCTGGCTCATACTCTTTCATGTTAACCATGATTTCGTAATTCATATATTCTTTTACACGTTCTGCTTGCGCCTCTTTTGCTTCATCAACCAACCCAACAACTTGTGTTCTAACTGGTCCGCCTGCAGGTAATAATTCTTTATATGCTAGTGATTGAAATTGTGTAACTGCTTCTGCAAGTACAGGGTGTGTTGCACCGCTGGCACCGGCAAAAGGTTCTGTTCTATTTTCGTATTTGAAACCTAGTAGGTCTAAACCTTTAACATAAGCTTGTTCCCAATCGTCTCTGCCTGATTTATAATCTTCATAGTCAGTCTGTAATTCAGAACCAATTTCGTCAAGAATATCTTCGTCCAAAACATTTGCTAAATTAGCATTTGGATCATTGCCTCCAGCAGCAATTACTTGTTGTGGGTCAAAATCAATCTCAACACCACCGTCTTCTAGTTCGGTAACTTCAGCAGGACCTTGTGGTTGCTCTTCTTCAACAACCTCAATTTCTTGCTCTTCTTGTTCGTTTGGTATTTGGATTGTGTTTCTACCTGTGATAGATTTATCTATTTCAGCCATTATGCTCTTTTCTCCTTAAATAATTCACCAATTCCACCCCCGTATTTATAACCTACTCTGCCACCTTTAGCAAAATCTAATTCTTCTTTCTGTGTGGCTTTTTTAAAGTTTTCTGCTAGTTCGTCTAATTCTTGTCTTGTTGTTTTAGTGCCTTTTTTAGCAAACTCTTCTATTGTGTTAATCGGTAACTTTAATTCATCAACACCACCTAGACTGTAGTTTTCATAATCTTCAAGTTCACCTTTTTGAAACTCACCGGCATGAAATTCTCCATCTTCTTTTCTAACTTTACCACCTGGTCGTCGCATTTCAGTTGCTGGAATATATTCAAAACTAACTTGTTGGAAATTATCTCCGCGAGTATATACTTCTATATTACCACTTATAGCATCTTCTTGCAGGATATATTCATTACCTTTACCATCATCTAGTTTATAAGTGTTGTTTGGACTACGACCACCGGTAGCAACTCTAGTTTGTTTACCTTCAGATTTAATTCTGTTTACTAATAATGGAAACCAATTTGGCATACCTTGTGCTGCCATATCGGGTATAACTTTTGCTGCGGGTGCAACAACTTTAGCTGTCTTACCAATTGGTAATAATAAACCTGCAATACCTGCACCTAGCCCTTGTAAAAAACGTCGTCGTGTTACAGGAAATTTTGGTTTATCTGCCATGTTATCTCATTCTAAACAAAGAACCGACGCCACCGCCGTTTTTAAAAAGTGCCGACGCAGGATCATCTGATTCTACATATTCGGGAAACTTATTTTCTATAATATCCATAATTTGACTAGGGTGCATGTCAGGAAATTTTTCTGTCATTTCTTTAAAAGCTTTTGCTCCCGTAATATTTAAATCCATTTGTCTTGATTTTAATTCGCTTGTTTCTTTGTCAACTGGTTTACCTTGAATATAATAAGACATGCCGCCATCTTCAAAACTTATGCGACCACCGTCAGCATTTAAGACTCTATCTGCAGATAAGTCTTCACCAATACTTTCTAATAATTCACGGGCCTCGGTCATTCTACCTTCTTCAATTAAATCATTAGCCACGGCTATAATACGTTCTTTCTCCGCAATCTCTGCATTACTAACTTTAGTAAATGTTTTCATGTCTAGTCCACCTAGCATTTCATCTTCTAGTGACTTTAGTGCCTTGGCTTGTGACTCGGGGATCCCGCTCATTTGGCTCGGTGCCATTTCACCTTTTCTAATTGCTTCCGTTTCTATTCTGTATTTTTTACTGTTCATTGGCACGCCAAGTTTTATCATCTCAATATCTTTAGGAGATAGTTCGTTAAATGGAACTACGTCATCTAAATCTTTTGTTACTTGAAAACCATAGCTGTCTGTTAAATCTAATGACTTTTGTAAATCATCACTAACACCTTTGGCGGCTTGTCTAGAAACGTTTTTAGCACTATCAGAAGATAAATCTATGGCACCACTAAAAGCAATATCTTCAATATCTTCTAGAAAAGTAACAGCATCACCATAATTTAGGTTGTTATCTAAGTAAGCTTTAATCTGCGCCGTGTCATTAGGCGCTGTTCTTTTAAAGTCACCAACAGGATAACCTTCGTTAATTTTTTCCATAATAGCAAGACGAGCTTCTTCAAAACTTAAATTAGTTTTTTCCGCCACAAACTGAATAGCCTCGTCAGCACCACCTTTATCAACTGGTGTAGCAAAACCTCTGGCTGCAGGATCATCACCACTTGCAATAGTATCTATTGCTCTTTGTTTTGTAAAGTCAGCATCACGTTCGTTAATGTCGTCTAAAATTTTATTAAGTTGTACTGTTTGCTCTTCGATCTTACCAGAACCTTTTTGCACTTTCTCCGAAAGAGCTTCTAGCTCGTCACCTATTTTAATAAGTTCGTCTTTAACTGCTGGGTTATTTGTTTTCTTAAAAACTTTGGTTAAGTTTTGAAATGCTTCTGAAAGTAACTTTAACATTAGTAATACGTCCTTTTCTGATGAGAGACAGGCTCATCTTCATAATCTTCAGGGTGCTGAATAAAGCCACCTTGTCTAAATCTCATTACGGCTTGAGTCATACTATCCACAAGGTCATCGTGTTCCCCTAATGGAAATGCAGCGCATTCCTCTATAACCTCTTCGGTAAACTTCCGGTCAGGTGCCCAAATCATTCCTGCTTCAAACAAAGGCGCTACCGCATTTACTCTAGTATGTTTATCATTTCCACGGCTTGGTGTAAAGTTAATAACCGGTATGCCCATGGCGCGTAACTCATACGTAAGCGGGAGCCCCGATGCTTTAGCCTCGACTATAACCGTTTCTGGCTTCCAATAGTCATATTGTTCTTTAGCAACTCGACGTAGCTCTGGAAACTCGTACCGCTCTTTTATAGCATCTAATAATATTAAATGCGCCTCGCCTTCTTCGTTTGGATAAAATACACCCCATGTTGTAATAGCAGAATAATCTGATGTTTCTTTTTTCATAAACGCTGTGTCATAACTTTGTATGACATGTGATAGTGGCGGCATATCATCTTTTTCCCACACATTCCACCACTCACGTTTTATAATACTGCCTTCAGCTGCTGTTGGATTTTGTTGGTATTGTGCGTTCCATTTTTGTATACTAACCGATGCCTTCACTGCTTCTAATTCTTCTAGCTTCCAATAACCAGGCCACACCGGATTACCGCTGGGTAAGATTGCAGGGAATTCTATTACTTCCCATTGGTCTGCTTTTGGTTCTGCTTGTGCTTTTTGCAGCTTACCAGTTAAGTCAGCGACCGACCAACGCGTCATCACAACAATTATCCTGCCTCCAGGTTGCAAACGCTGCCGCGGTCCAGAAGTATACCACTCATACACTCGATCGTAACTGGCCATGTTCATTGCGTCCTGCTCAGAATGTGGATCGTCAATAATTAAAAGATCAGCACCACGACCTGTAATTGATCCGCCGACACCGGCTGCATAATATTCACCACCTTGATCCGTTTCCCATTTGCCCGCGGCTTTAGAATCTTCACGCAATCTTGTGTGAAATATTTTTTTAAACTCGTCCTGCTCCATTAACGTTTTTGCTTTACGACCAAATCGTACAGCAAGTTCTGCGTTGTTTGTTGCTTGGATTATTTTTAGATCAGGTTTGTTACCGATCATCCATGCAGGTAGATAGTTAGATGCAAACTCAGACTTTGTATGTCTTGGTGCCATGTTGATAATGAGTCGCTTGAGATCGCCTCGCGCAACTCTATTAAATTTATCTGCCATTATCTTATGGTGTTCGCCTTCTATAAATTCAGGCCACATGTGTTTTACAAAACTTAAAAAGTCATCGCGGATCGACTGATCTTTTTTCTTTTCTTCTAGAAGCAACGCAGACTTTAAATATTCTTTACGTGTATCAGGAGGTAAGTTTTGAATTTGTTCTGGTGTTAGCATTTGAAAAAATTTTATAAAAAATTTTGCACCTTTTTGTTTTAAGTGTGAAAATGATTTTAGCCGTTATAAACGTTTAAATCAAGCTATATGTAGTATGTACTGGGACCCCTATATACTACATGTTGGGGGTGGGTGGGCCCTTAGGCAACAAGCCTTGCAAAACGCTAGGGACCCCTCGCAGTTTAGAATGAGTCTAATGTGCAAAAATAATTATAATAATAGTTATAATAGTTGTTGACAGGTTTTTACAAATACAGTTAAACTATGGGATAACAATAGAAAGGATAATATATGAGTAAAACAGGACAATGGTTTCATAAGATGTGCGAGGACGCAGAGATTATGACAAAGGGTGAGTTCATCTGTGAACATGGTGAGCAATATCTTGACTACTATGAGCAAGTACAAGAGAATGGAGTTCAGTATGAGGAAGAATAGTTATGTTAGTAATAGTGGCTGGGCTTTTATCTTTGTAGTAGTCTATGTCTGCATTGGCATAGGCTGGTTAATCATATCAGCCTCAGCATGAGTAATAAAACAATACAACAGATTAAAGACTGGTTAAGAAATAATGTTGACAGCCCCGATGAAACTCCAGAGGGGCTGTCGCAAGATAGCTTAAATTTATTAAACAAGATTGAAGAGTGGGAGGAAGAAGATGAGAAGTAGCGCAAGATACTGTGTGACTTGTGGTAAGAAGTTCTACCCCAAGTCATACTACGCGTATCCAAGTGATGAGTATTGTTTCAACTCATTGACAGGGGAAACCACAAGACATGAGGTAGAGCCAAGCCACAAGCACTTTCATTCGCAAAGCTGTATGAAAGAGTGGCTTGCAAGATACTCTCAAGAGTTCTCAAATTTAGTTGACAATATATCACATAATATGATACAAGATAATAGCAACCAAGAGAAAGGATAATTTATGGAAGCTAATAAACTAAGAC